AGTTGTGTAGAAATCACGCGCGTTTGTATTTGTAAGATCGTTAGAAGTTCTTAGAGCTTCAATATCAGGGCAAGTTTTTGTATCATCAAAGTATGTTGAACCTGTACCACAAAGTGTTGTCCAGATAGTACCTAAACCACCTTCAGCAATTACATCAATATCAAATACTTCATCGTTACGAATTCTATCAAGAGCTCTTGTAATTTTAGCTGGTAAGTTACCGATAAGCTTTTGATCTAGCTTTGTTTCACCATAAGCACCGAGTGGGTATAGTGCATCTGCATAACCTAAAGCATTTGCTCCAGTAAGTAATTGGTTAAGTGTGCATCCTGCATTCGCGATAGCACTTGCACTTAGCGAAGGTGTAGTAAATGCATTTCTAAGTTGATTGGTAATAACTCTAACTTTCTTAGCAGGAGTACCGTCGTTGTTTAGCTTGATACCGCCGAATATATCAGACATATATGGGTTAACCAAAATATCGATATTTCTCGAATCATTTTCAACATTTTCAAGGAAGAAGTTAACTGGAGGTCCACCAAGCTCACTATTAATTTGTCTGTAGTAACCGATAGAACCATTATAACCTTCTTCAAGAAGGTAATCTAGCTCATTAGCGTCTTTGCTGAATACAGATTGTCTAACCTTAAAGATACCAATATTAAGTGTATCATCAAACTCTCTTGTAGAGGTGTTATAATTTGTAATTTTTTCCTCCATAACTTGTGATATGGAGTTGGTAGCTGGGTTATTACCAAACGCTGGTGTAGCAGTAAGAGCAAACGAAAGTCTTGAAGTTGGGATATCAATATAGTTCTCAGAACCACCGCTACCTGCTGTAGCAATAGTAGTTTTAAGAGTAGTGATAGCATCATAGTTGCTTGCAGGGTTAATATTAGTATTATCAGAGATACCAATATAATAACCATTAAACTTACCATCAATAACAGTCTGAGCTTTGTTTATAACAATAATACCAGCTGCAGATAAGCTTTGTAGAGAGTTGAATGTGCTAGATGCGGTTGACGACCAACCGCTTGTGAATAAAGATCCATCTACTAATGACTGGTAACCAGCTTGATCTGTAGTAAATTGTGTAGGTTGACCAACTAAGTATGTACCGGAAGCTACATCAAGTGTTGAAGAACCAACTGCTGTAACTGGGTATGCTAAAACTGAATAAAGTGAACCGAAACCTTCACCTGAACCACCTCCGTATGGAATTCTATTTACTTTTAATCTCGCAGTTGAGTTGAGAGTTGCTTTAACAGTGTGGTAGAAATATCTTTCTGCTGGTGTTTTTGGTGTACCGTAAATTTGCTCAAACTCTGTCAATGATGTAACATCAACTACCTCGTCAATAGGACCTTGGTCTGAAAACCCTGTAACATACACATTAGTACCTACACCTGTAGGTACTCTAAGAGAAAGATCTCTTTCTCTGATTTCCACGCCTGGTGAATTAATTGTTCGTTTTGCCATGTAATTATTTATAGCATTTCAGTTTACTTTTTTAAGTTAAAAGAGTAGTATGAAGCTGCGAATAAACAAATGTAAAGGAACTCTCAATTTCTCCAGAATCTCTGTAGTTAAAAGTTATTCCACCGAGATCTGTTGGAAAACTTTTTGTATAAGTGAATTTAATTCTCTCCTTATTAAACTCATCCAAACCGTATATAGTTAGATCTGTTTGATATTCAGCGAATCTATCATCACTGATAACATCTTGTTCATCAAATATACCTTCGTTTTGACTGTGTAAGAGATCAAGCCATTTATAGATAACCCAGTAGTTTGAATACTCGTTATCAATAGTAAAACTAACTGTAACAGGAGGGTATGGTTGTTTGTTGTGTGAAGAATTATAAAGCGTGCTTCCTGAGTATCTTATTTCTAACGCGGGTACAGTTATAGTTGGTACTACAGTACCGTATATAGAGAACTGCATTGTGTCTTGTATAACTGAACTATTACTACGAACGTTATTACTAATACTCTTTAAAGCATTTGGAACCTGAAAGACAAGCTTAAACTTATCTACTCTGGATTTGTTAAGTGATGACTGTTGATAAGTGTTACTCATATAAGGACCAACCTTCTTGTTTTAGAAAATCTATTTCAGATATTTTATCTGTACCACCCATACCGAAGACGATAGGAGTAATATACGTATTATTTAGGCCAATGACTTCAAAATCATTATATATGGATGTTGGCTCCTCAAACAAAGCTACACCAAAATCCATAGGTTCTATCGAACAAGGTTTACCGTGATCGTCCAATTCAAGAATATCAAAGTATCTTTCTGTTAGCTCTTTTTCGAGTATAAACAAGCTATACATCATAGCCATTACCCTATCATCGTGGTAACCGCCTTTAGCTTTCCACGAACCGTTTGGATAACGTATAAAATCTTTCAACTCTTTAAGAGTTTCGATATCCACTATAGTAACAGCACGCATTTCATTTATGAAGTATCTCATATTCATAACACCTTTATATTTGGTGTTAGTGTGAGCTATCATACCCATTTGCGGTTTGGTTCTGTTTGCAACCTTAGCTCCATATGATACTACTTTCTCATACCCCATATCAAACGCTAATCTATCGACTACTTGAGCTCCGCAGTTATTACGTTCAATTAATGCTAATGGAGACCCCCAGTTTCTTAAAACGGTATGTACCTTGTTAGCGAATTCTAGAGGTGGGATGTGTCTATTATGATAAACAGCTACCTGCTTTATATCTCTTATATCAGTAATGTCAAATATTTGAATCACAGACGCATCAACACCAACACCTTCAGATATATCAACACCTGCAACATATACGTGCGATGAATCAGGTTCTTCCCAAATCTTATAATTACCTTCTTCGAGTATTATCTTTGGCTCGGTACATTTTTGTGACATCTCAGCGAATAAAGCCTCGTCAATAGACGACTCACCAGAATTAACAAAGATACAACAAAATTCTTGTAACCAAGCTTCAGCTGAACCGATAGCTTGTTTTGTGATAGAAGCCCATTTTTCATCACGGCCTGGAACTTCATCCCACATAATTTTATCATATCCCCAACCGTTTTCACCTTTTTCAGCACCATCATATATCTTATGAAATAGGTTACCTGTACCATTTGCTGTTGAACAAATAAACACTTTAGATTTTTTAGATGAGGTAATAATAGGAAAAACAGATTTCCAAAACTCTTCAACTAAGTGAGTGTTGTGTGACAATATACCGTTAGTATAATACCTATTACCACCTCCAACATCTACAATATCATAAACTTCTTCAAAACCATCTTCCTCTACACTAACTACATCAGCTAATCCGTCACACGTCTTAATTTTTGAGTTAGAAGAATCTGCAGCTATAACTACATCATCGCAGTCATTAATAAATCCATGATTTTTGGATACACGAATAGATTTGCCGTTAGATAAATTAACTTGTATGATGTGCTTACTGTCGTAAACCGCTATACCAGCAAAATCCTGCCAACCTTTATCTGTCTCAATTTGCCAGCCATCGTTTAATGTGAATTCTTTTAAATCGTTCATTAGTATAAGTCGTCTTGTGTTATAATTATATATTCATACCCCTCGCGTGAACACCACTCTTTCGCTGCCTCTATTTTTGCTACATTTTTCGGAAGATGTAATAATTCCTTAGGTTTTATTTCATACAACTTTTTCAACTCTAAATCTGTAAAATCGACGATGTATGTATATTCTTTACCTTCGAAAGTATATGAGAGGCGAGTCTTCTCATATTCCAGTGTAGGGTTAGATTCGTGAAACTTTACCTCCCAACTACTTCTGTAAGAATTGATACCGGTAATATCTGATTTAAGTCTCTTTCTAGTTAGCCTGTTTAAAGTATTCGGTGTAAATGTACCGTCTAGTATTTTATTTCTTATAGTTAAACTTTGTTTAACATACACGCCATTCTCGCGGTTACGCCTAACTAATTCCTGCCTTTTCTCCAACGTCCATACTTTTTTATTTGAAGATGAAATAAGCCTTTTTGTTTGCAAAGAATGTCTGTACCTCGACCGTGAAAGTATACGCTTATGTTTTATTTCAGCCGCCTGTAGGTAGGAAATATCTCTCTGTTTACCATGCTGCGATATTATACCGCTTATACACGCTGAATCACCACATGTAGTGTTAAGAGTAAATGTTGTATCGGATGCGAATTTTCGCAGTTTTCCGCAATTACAGTGTATACCTTGATTTAAAAAATAGGCAACTTTATATTTTGTCTCGGAAATATCTGTTGTATAAATTAAAATACTTCGAAGCATATTTATATCATTTAGCAACTTAGTGTAAGAAGACGCTTTCACGCATTCAACTACTCTTTGTTTGACTTCATTCAAGCAAATAATATCAGCAGGTATTATTTTTTTTGACTCTAGCCGAGATAAAAACGTATTAATACTTCTACCACTAAATGTAACCTTCCCCTTTACATAACCTCTTTTAAAACTTAAAAATTTTTTATCAGGTAGTGAATTTATATTATGTATTATATGAAACAGCTTTTGACCTAGGGGTAGTTCTTTTATCTCTTCATTATCGTCAAAATACGAATTTATATAATCAAAAATATAACCTTTGTCATATTTTTCGTACCATTTTCTATAGTATGAGTTCTTATTCAGTTTTTTATCCTTAAAGAATTTACATATATCTTCACGCATTGCCCTTTTATTATACATACATTTATTTATGTCTGTTGGATCAGTTTTTTAGCCTCATCAATAGCACACACTACTATCTCACCCGTCTGTTTATTTCTCAACCGAACTGTAGTATCTGCTGCAACACATTCGATAAACGCACACTCGTCAATAATCAATAAGTTAACAGATTGACCACGAGCTGCTGTACCGGTTGTAGTTGTAATACCGATGCGGCTTCCATTATCTAGCGTCATTGATGTTTTACCATACTCTTTAACACCTGGCTTTAACCATATTGGTAATTCTTCAAACGCCATTCGAACACGTTGAAAAATTTCAATAGCTGTAGCTTCTTTGTTAGCTACTAGAAGGATTCTTTGATCATTCATAAAGCATGCATACCAAAGCATGTAAATGGTCATAATCGTACTCTTACCAATCTGTCTAGAAGCTAGTAGAATGAAAAACCTATTATCTCTCATCTTACGTATAACCCTCTTTTGACAAGAGTGTAGTTTAATTTTTTCACGCCCTCTATCTAAGTTAATAATATGAAAAAAGTTTTCAGCAAAATAAAGAATATTATCTTTAGCTTTTTCGAGCTCCTTTATCATCCATGGTTCGTAAGCTATCACAGCATCAGCTGCAGGTAGATTAGGATTCCCTAAATAATATTCAGTCTTGTCAGTCTTTTTAGGCATCTATTATTATATATTCAAGGTGTTTACTAATATATCTTGTTTTTAGTTAATTTATAATACAACAAATATAAATATAAGTATGTACAATAAAAACGACTTTGCTAAATTAGGTCATGTTTACGGTGGAATGTTAAATGATATGAAGCGTAAGCTTGTATCAGAAGGTAAAACAGGTGAAATTGGAGAAGCTCCTCTTATTAAAGGAGGCCCACAAGAAACAGCAGGTTATGTACCAGCTAAAGTAGATAGAAAAAAAATGTCTAAAAAGGAATTAGATGATAACCTTTATAATATTAAAGGTCTATCTCAGCCTGATGATTTAGAAGAAGATGAAGAAATGCCTGCTAAGCCTAAGAAAAAGGTAGTAAAAGGCGGTAAAAATAAATCTAAAAATAAATCTAAAAAAGAAACTAGCAAACAAAGCGGAAAAAGTGGAAAAATAGTCAGCGAAAGCATAAATAATTTTATGAGAAGTAAATCAATCTTTGATAAACTATACGAAAACGTTACAGGGCAATTCGGCAATTCACCTTCTATGGATTCCGGAATGGATGAAACTGAAGAACTCGATGCATTAGGTGTTGAGGGTGAAGGTGATGAAATGGGTGACGAGGGTGATGAAGTTACATTCACACTTGATCGCGCTACTGCACAAAAACTTCATGATGTTCTTATGGGTGTTCTTGGTGGTGAAGAAGACCTCGGCGACGAAGGTGACTTCGAAATGGGTGGTGAAGATGAAGGTGGTGATGACCTTGGCGGCTTCAATGATGAAGACGAAGAAGAAATGGGTCACGCAGTTGCTTCTCCAAAACAGCCAGACATGGGTAAAAATAACAAAGTTGGTAACCTCAAAGTTAAATCCGGTGGTGCTAGCTCAGCATACACTAACAAAGTAGGTGATGATGGTGATCATGGTCACGCTCTTGTTAATGCTAAGCAGCCAGACATGGGCAAAAATAACAAAGTTGGTAAACTCAAAACAGGCACTTCGTTGTTTGAGCAATAATTCTTAATTAAGACAAGGAATTGAGAAACGGGCTTAGTTGAAAGACTAAGCCCGTTTTTGTATAAATAATAGTATGATTAATTTCAAAGAGTATCTGATTGAGTATGCTACAAAGCAAAATAGTCAGTTTTTAAATATAACAACTCTTAAAGCTCCAAATAACGGAAAGTCTTTTGGAAACGTTTTTTCAAGAAAACACGCTAATACTATTAAAAAGGAATATACTCATAAGCATCCTATTATTGATGGTATATGTACAGGTAAATCTAACAACGTACAGCTCAAGGGGCCACGTTTAATATCTATCTTAAGCTTATATGATACTGCTTTCGAGCCTGGTATAAAAACACTAGGTAATTCTGATGTTGAAGTAGAAATGTTTGAAGACGAAGAAGGTATGCAAGTTGGCATCCTTCGAAACAGAAAGAAATAATATGGCATGCAATAATAATAAACAATTGTGTTCACCTGCTAGCGTATTTGTTGGTGTGGCAAATCCTGCTTGTAATCAGTTCTTTAATCCTAGTAACTTTCAAGCAGAACAACTTATTTACGATTCTTCATTTAACGATTTAATCAACAATTTCGGTGTACCAATAAATTATTATGTAAATGCTTTTAACATCTCTGCTGCTGATGTGTTATACGGCGAAGATCCTACTCGTGCATTCTTAGGACCGTATGAAATGCAAATGTATGTAGAGTTAAACGAAAATGCACCAAATTTATCAAAATTTGGTTTTGTAAGTGATGACGACTTAACCGGTTATCTACATATAAACACTTTTACAGCTACAATGAGTAGTCTTGTTAACTACGCTGCGATTGGTCAAGTAGTTGAACCAAAATCAGGAGATATATTAGAATTAGCAGCCTTAGGTTGTGATAGACCAAATGGTAGAGGTCCTAAATGGTTTGAGATAACAGAAAGAGTAGATCAAGACATTGCAAACTTAAATCCTCTTTTAGGTCACTATGTATACAGAGTAAAAGCTAAGAGATACGAGCATTCCTTCGAACCTGGATTATCTGGCGAGCGTCAGAATCAACAAGTATACGAAAATTCTTTCTCTGGTGTTATTTCATCTAATATACCAGGTGAGAGTGCATCTGAAGCAAAATCGTATCCATTTGATATAGATAACACCTCGAAAAACGAGGTGTTTGACATGTCGGTAAATAATACCGATATATATGGCGATTATTATTAAAGCGGATCGCCGACAATAATAGTATTACCTGAAAGCGTAAAGCTATGAGTAGGTGCTTTAAGATCTACTTCAACATTATTAGCAGCTGCTAGGCTAGTAATAAAGTCAGAAAGCTCGCCGTGCATAGTAAAGATTGCTGGGGCTCTATCACCGAGTTCATCAATAATTTCTTGCGGTGTAAATTCTGCATTATTCCATAGAATATTAATACCTCTACGTTGTACTTGAACAAGGTTGTTGAAGGTTTCACGAGCAGTATTAACTATGTTATTTGCAACGTTTTTCAGCTTCATCTGCTTAACTTCACCACTTACTGGAGCTACTACTGGTAATTTATTATCTGATAAGATTGACATATGTATATTTATGCTTTATCTGTTAGAGTGTTAGTAAAAATAGATGATTGAATTTCTCCCATATTAAACATGTCAGAATAATGCTTAAACGGGCACTCTGACGGTATACCACTTATTTCATAATCAAATAAGTATGATTTTCTATGTCCTTTAGAGTAATCTGCTTTTGGTAAAATGTTTGTATGAAGATTATAGCCAAAAACACTAGGTGAAGTAACGTTCCAAATTACTTTAGAAGTAATTGATAAAGCAGCAGCAATATGCTGTAAGCTAGAATCAATTAAAACTCTCTCAGAAGATATTTGTAGTAATGCACCTAACATACCTACACTCAACCTTTCATCTAATCTTTCACAATTTTGTAAAACAGGATGATAATGATTACAAACATGAATAACATGGTAACCGTTTTGAGCTAGCATATTAACCATAAGCTGAGCCATGTCAGGGTGTATATCTCTCGCCCAGTTGTATGGTAGATGTTGAATGCTTCCTCCAAATGGTTGAAAAATACAAAGAGGTTTTGATTGTGTTAAAAAACGCTTAGACATTACCTCAATTTCACGAAAATTTACATGAAGTGAAGGCGACTTACTTTTTTCAATACCAACCATATTACACCAGGTATCTACTAGATGTTTTTGCTTAAAAATATGTTCTTGTTGCTTATATGGCTCTTGAGCAAATATTTTTGTATCGTCTCTGCCAGATATATAATCTCTATAAAAATATTCCAGGCTATTTAAATCCTTACTTTCATATACATTTATATTGTGTTCAAAGACATCAGGATAAGCACTACAAACTGTAATATCACATTCTTTGTTTTGATCTTTATAGGAATTTATAACGCTTGTTGCTGCTACATGTTTACCTAAACCACCAGTGATGTGAAAAATTGCCCGCATATACAATATATAGTGTTGATCTTTTTAAAATCAATGTTATAATGTCTCAGAGAGATGGAAAAAGAAATATTCTTTATTAACGGAATGCCTAGATCAGGTTCTACTTTGCTTTGTAATATATTAGCACAAAATCCTGATTTTCATGTTACACCAACAAGTGGATTATCCGAGTTAATTACAGGTATCCATCAGTTTTGGAAAACTAATCCAATCATTAAAGCTTCTGAAACACCAGATAAACAGCTAAGAATTATCAAGGATCTTATTCAATCATATCATCAAGATACTGATAGACCTATTGTATTCAATAAATCAAGAGGATGGGCTCCTAATATTGAATTAGTTGAAATGGCTCTCGGTAGAAAAATTAAAATACTTACTACTATTAGACCGCTTCCGCAGATTATTGCGTCAATGGAAAAACTTTATAGAAAAGAGATTAAAAATATTAATAGTCCTCTTATAAGAGGACCTGAAATGAGCACTCTTGAGAGTCGTACGCAAAATTGGGTAAGCCCAAATGGGTTAATTGGTGGTACATTTAATAGCATCCAAGATGCCTTCTTTAGAGGTCATGGTGACAAATTTCACTTTGTTGACTATACTCAACTGACATCTAATCCGAGTCTCGTAATTAAGAATGTTTATAACTTTTTAGGTAAACAATACTTCGAGCATAATTTTAATGATGTACAGCAGTATACTAAAGAAAATGATGCTGAACACGGCTTCACAGACCTTCATACTATTAGACCTGTAATTAAACCTCAGAATGATGATAGCAGAGAAGTACTTGGACCTCTCTATAATCAATTCAAAGACTTCCACTACAACTTTTTACGATAATAACGGTAATGTAAAAAACACACCATTTACCCTTATACGTAATCCCGATACTGAGGAAACAATGGTTCCTCCAGGTATTACGCTAAGTGGGTTTGTAGCAGATCCGAGAACAAATTGTCCTGGCCCTGTTGGTATAGCATTTGTACCTAATGCAATAGAATTATAAGCTGTTGAAGCACCATAACCAGCGCCAGCACCTATAAATACAGAATTACGAGCGTTTGTAGCTGAAACACCAGCACTAGCACCTATAAAACTAGAGTAACACGCATTTGTAGCACAATAACCTGCATAAGATCCTAAAAAGTTAGATTTATAACTAGTAGTAGCAAAAAGACCTGCCTTAAATCCTATGAAATTAGAGTGTGATGCAGTGTATGCAGACCTACCTGCTTGAACACCTATAAAATTAGAAAAGGATGCAGAGAGTGCATGCATACCTGTGCAAGAACCTATAAAATTGGAGAAGTATGCACTTGTAGCGTATTTGCCTGCCTGCTCCCCTATAAAATTAGAGTTACAAGCATTTATCGCACTTTGACCAGCAAAATGACCTATGAAGTTCGAGTAACGAGCATTTAAAGCATTTCGACCAGCACTATTACCTAAGAAAT